GCTGATAGAATAAAAAAATTCACAAAATATTGGACAGAATTACAAAAAGACCCTACACTTTGGAGTTAATTATTAAAATAATCAATTTAAATATTTATAAACATAACAAATGAGATAATATGGATACTGATAAACTATTAAAGGCCATACAAATCCTTATTAAAGAGGAATTAAAAGAACAACTTCCAGCATTAATTAAGGAAACAGTGAAGGCTGAGATGAAAAAACTTATAGCTGAAGGTAGTAAACCGGCTGTAAAACCTAAAAATACTGGATTATCAATGGCTAAGGCTATGCTAGATGATGAATCTATTGTGGAGTCTGTGGCTTCTAAGGTGACACCTACAAAGCAATTTAGTAAAAACCCAATGATTAACCAAATTCTAAACGAAACCGCAATGGCACCTGCATCTAGTGATGGTGGATTCAGAACAATGAATTTTGGACAAGGTGATATGGGTTCAATCGTAGGTAGAACTGCAATAGCTGAAAAAATGGGTTATGGAGATTTAGCAAAAGGACCTTCTCCAACTGGATTAGGTGTTCAAACCGGAGTACCTGAATTAGATAAAGCTCTAAACAGAGATTATTCTGAATTAGTAAAAAGATTTAAAAAGAAATAATGGCTATTGTACTTGGTAAAAAGATATTAATTGATACAAAAGAATATGAAGAATATGCTATTGGTATCACTTTGCCAATTCAAATAGGTAATACGGCATTTAACCAAAGTTTTAAAACAGTAGACCAAGTTAGGTCTAATATAAAAAATTTGTTACTTACTAAAAAATATGAAAGATTAATGCAACCTGAATTTGGCAGTGGATTGCAAGAACTTTTATTTGAAATAAACGATGAGGAATTTGCTGATAAAATAGAAAATACAATAATAGATACTATGGCTACATGGTTACCATATGTTACTGTTGAGAATATTGATATTAATCAGTCTAACGAATTAAAAAATTCAAATAGTGTAGAAGTTTCTATTTCTTTTAGAATAGGTGATACCGCAAATTTGGAAACTGTAACATTTAATGCACAAGTATAAAAAATGGCTATAAACACAATAAATAAAAACTTTAAGAATAAAGGTAAGGATATAAAATACCTTAATAAAGATTTTGCAAGCTTTAGAGAAAATCTAATTGAATTTAGTAAAACTTATTTCTCCAAAACATATTCTGATTTTAATGAATCATCTCCTGGTATGATGTTTATAGAAATGGCATCATATATTGGGGATGTATTATCATATTACACAGACGATACTTTAAAAGAATCGTTAATGCCATATGCTGAAGATATTCAGAGTGTGATAGCATTATCTCAATTTTTAGGATATAAACCAAAAGTAACATCTCCTGCAATATCAACATTATCTGTTTATCAATTAGTTCCATCTATTGGAACTGGTGTAAATAACGAACCTGATGCTAGATTTTATCTTCGTATTAAAGAAGGTATGACAGTAGCTTCATCTAAAAATAATGTTCAATTTATAACAACTGACGTTGTTGATTTTTCAAATGAAACGGATAGAGAAATTGTAATATATGAAAGAGATATAAATACTGGAGAAGCAACATTCTATTTAATAAAAAAATATGTTCAAGTAATATCAGCAGAAAGACAATTAAAAGAAATTGATTTTGGTAATTATGAGGCATTTCAAATTATAAATTTAGATGAAACAAATGTTATTCAAATATATGATGTGAGAGATAGTAATGGTAACAAATATTATGAAGTACCATATTTAGCACAAGAAATGATATTTTTAGATTACCCAAATACAGAATCAAATGACCCTGATTTATACCAATTCAAATCAACAGTTCCATATATTTTAAAAACAATAAAAACTCCAAAAAGATTTACTGTTAAAATAAATGAAGATAGTACAACAACTATTCAATTTGGAGCTGGTGACCCTACTGCATCTGATGAACAATTAATTCCAAATCTAAAAAATGTTGGATTGGGATTACCAAACTCAATTAGTAGATTAGAAGAATCATTTGACCCAACGAATTTCTTAAAAACAAAAACATACGGAACATCCCCAGCTAATACAACAATAACTGTAAAATATTATACAGGTGGTGGAGTTAATTCAAATGTACCAAGTGGAGAACTTACAAAAATAAATTCCGTAGAGTTTGAAGAAAACACAGCATTATTTAATGCAGCTGAAAGAGTTATATACAATTCAGCAAAAAACTCATTAGCTGTTGATAACGAAGTTCCAGCGGTAGGTGGCAGAGGTGCAGAAACAATTGAAGAAATCAGACAAAATGCGTTAGCAAATTTTGGTGCACAAAATAGAGCAGTAACTGCTAAGGATTATCAAATAAGAGCTTTATCAATGCCAACTAAATTTGGTTCGGTAGCTAAAGCATATGCTGTTGCTGATGGTACATTAGATAACAATTCACCATCATCTATATTAGCATCTCCAAATCATTTGCAAGAATTTACGGATTTGGTTATGAGTTTTGTTAATAAGCCAGATTCAGAAGAACCAACTTTATCTAGTGTTCAAAGTGAAATTACTAAATTTTTAATTGGTAAAACATCAAATGAAAATGAAAAAAATAATCCATTTGCAATTAACTTGTATTTGTTAGGTTATGATGTAAATGGACATATTACAAATTTGAATAGAGCAGTAAAAGAAAATATTAAAACATACTTCAATGAGTATAGAATGCTTACCGATGGTATTAATATAAATGATGGATTTGTTATTAATATAGGTTTGGAGTTTGAAATTATAGTTTATCCAAACTATAATAAAAATGAAACACTTACTAAAGCAATAATAGAATTAAAAGAATATTTTAATGTTGATAATTGGCAATTTAACCAAACAATAAATTTAAATGAAGTTGAGTTATTATTAGCAAATATAGAAGGCGTACAGTCCGTACCTTCAATCAAAATAACAAATAAATGCGGTGGACAATATTCACCTAATTCATATAATATAGATGCGGCTACTAAAGATAAGATAGTTTATCCATCTTTAGACCCATCCGTTTTTGAAATTAAGTTTCCTGATGCAGACATTAAAGGTAGAGTAAGATAATGGCATACTATTTTATGACAGCATCAAAAGATGCAACGGTATATCTCCAACAACCAAATCAAAATACTGGTTTGGATGAGATATTAGAAATAAGCAAACTATATTATGGTAACATAAAAGATATAGCACATGCTTTATTAAAATTTGAAGTAGGATACCTATCGGCATCTTTATCAAATACTACATTAAAAATGAACGAAGCAACTCTTGTTTTGAAAGAAACAAAGAGTGAAGAAATTCCATTAGAATATACGATTTATGCTAATGCAGTTTCTGGTGCTTGGGAAATGGGTAAGGGTACTCGTTTTGATAATATATCTACAACAGGCGTAACTTGGAATTATAGAGAGGGTGATTCTAAATTAGAATGGCTTCAAAATAACTTTAACTTGGGTACAAATGCTAGTGTAAATAATGGAACTGGTGGTACTTGGTGGAACGCATTCCAAGCATCTCAGGAATTTAATTATCAAACGGCTGATATTAATATGGATGTTAAATCTTTACTAAGGGGTTGGATGAGTGGCTCTATTCCAAATGATGGTATTATATTAAGATATGCAACTGATAAAGAAACTGATACACAAGATTATGGTGCTATAAAAGTATTTAGTAAAGAAACAAATACAATATATCAACCAAAAATTAGAATAGGTTGGGATGACCAATCTTTTGTAACTGGTTCATTAACTGCGTTAATTGCCGAAGATATTAAAGTTGGAGTTACAAATTTAAAGACGGAAGTTAAAGTAGGTACTATTGTAAAGATACGAGTTTTTGCTAGAGAATTATATCCAGTTAAAACATTTACTAATCAGTTTTCTTATGGTACATCTCAATATCTACCAACAACATCTTATTATCAAATTAAAGATGTTACATCGGATGATATTATTGTTCCTTTTTCAGATTACTCTAAAATTAGTTGCGATGAAAATGGTAACTATATTAATTTAAATCTTTCTAATTGGGAAGCTGGTAGAACATATAAAATAGAATTTAAAATAAATATGAATGGTAACGTTCAATATTTTGATGAAGATATAACATTTAGTATTGTAAAAAATTAAGATGGCTCAAAAAACTGGATTACAAAATGAAGCATTAATAAGTGAACTTTTAGTTAGCGGTTCGTCTGCTATTAAAACTAAAAATGACTTTGGTATTCATACATTTGAGCAAACAAGCAATTCAGATGGTGTTATATCAGCTAAATTAGTAAAACCAAAATATAATAAGGATGAATTAATAAAATCAATTGATACGGTAATATTTGAATTGTTACCAGTAGCACCACCACCAATTGATGATAGAATTCCAAGACCAATATATAATCAAGTAACACAATCAGTAATTGATTTAACTGCACAAGTTGAAGAATTAACTACCGAAGTTTTTACATTAAGAGCTAAAGTTCAAGATGTTGAAATTGTTTCTGAAAGTTTAAAAGTACAATTAGATTTAAAAGATTTAAATGTAGCATCAGCTCAAAATCAATCTTTTCAATTAACATCTAAAGTTAGTAGTACAATTACTGAATTGCAAAATTCAATACAAAAAGGAACATTAGAAGCAATTCAAAGAGTTTCTTTATTTGCTAGAAATCAATCATTGGAGCAAGAGTTAAGCACATTGAGAGAAGCTGTATCTGCAAAAGAGCAAGCATTGGCAGCCGGTGCACTTTCAACCGGTCAATTGGCAAGTATATTATTTGATGGTGCTGGTGACCCTACCAAATCACCTGTTGAAGGTATAATGATAGCTATGGATTATGGTGGTGGATATGGTTCTACGGCTAGTGCTGGTAAATTTGCAGCTAGTGGAGGACCATTTCCAAATACATTCAGAAGTTCATTTGAAGTAATTGCATCATCTGCATTGGCAGGTGGTAAAGAAATAGAAGTAGATGTTAAGTTTAGTGGTGGTAAAATGACAAAATCTCCATTTGATTTTGGCTTCACACTTCCTATTAAAATTAAAGGAGGTGAAAAAAAGAAATTTGATATGGGTAAACCATCTTCATTTTTGGGAACAATACAAGGGCAACATGGTGGTAATCTTTTTAAACACTCAAAAGCAACTGTGTATGATTATACTATGACTATAGCTATAACATCGGAAGGTGTTACTGAAAATAAAGAATTTAAAATGAGATTATACCATCACGGATAAATAATATAATATAATGGCAATAAAAACATTTAAAGAAATACTGGATAATAAAGGATATCGAATAAACTCAAATGATAGAAAAATATTTGAGCAAGGCAATTTTCAATCTTTTTTTGGATTAAGTAATTCTGATGCTATTGAATTTGTTGTTTATGATGTAAACGATAATCAATTACCACAAAGAGATGGTAAATTAGTTAGATATATTCCATTGACAAACCAAAGTATATCAGATTATTTTATGATAGCAGAAGGTACTATATTTCAAAAATATAAATTACCAAACGAATATTTTATTGATGTTGAAAGATTATTACGAGAAGCTGGATATAACAATGGTATATTTAAAACACAAATTACACTACTTAATAAAAGAGTAGGTAGTGAAAATGATGATGATAAATTATGGATTTCTGAAATATCCCCATCAAGAACAGAAGTAAGATTGTTTCCAATAAAAAGTAAAACTGGTATAAATAAAGAATTGGAAGAACGATTTGGACTATTTTTAAGCGGACAGGAATTTAGAGATGATACAATTAATTCTGCATTTAATTTTATAGAAAAGATAACACCAACTGTTATTGGTACTTTTATGAAACAAAAATACAGTGAAGCTTGGGTTAATAAAATGATTGGAGAATTTAAAATAAAAAGCTTTGAAAACTTTTTAACTTTAATTCATACAAAATTTTTAGAATCGGCAATATACGAATTTACTGGAAAAATATCCGATTTTAATGATATTAATTATGGTAAACCAAATGGAGCTGCACAAAAAATAGCTTTATCAAGAAAAGAAATAATTGATATATGTAAAAAATTATTAGTATCGTCTGTTAATTATAATTTACCTAAACAAGATATTACTAATAAAGCTACGTTTGATACAAAAATAGATACATCATTTGATGAAGTTGGGAATGTATTGCAAAAATTAGAATCAGAAACGGTAGTAGATACATCATCTCCAATAATAAAAACAGCAGTAGTTAGGAAATTAATTCAAACTGATATTGAATTGGAATTAGAGAAAAAAATTAAAAAAGAATTACCAGAACCAGATGTAATAATAGTTACACCTATTGAAGAACCACCTTATATACCACCTGTAATTCCAATAGAAGAACCACCTATGGGTGGCGGTGGTGGATTTATTGGTGGTGGTGCATCATCAATTGGTAATCCTGAAGATGGTGGATTTGGTAGACCTAATTTAGGAGATAGTGGACAGGGTAGAGAACGAATAGCATATAGATAAAATAAAAGAGTTTAATTAATGAAAGCAATAGATGAAATATTATTTGATAGTGGAATAGGATTTGATAGTGCAACAGGCTTTTCCAATTCCTTTAATGAAAGTATTTCACAAGAAATATTTACTGGAGGTGGTGCTATATCAACTGGTGGTGGAAGTTCTGTTGTACTTACTAATACGCCTGGAACGCCTTTATCTAATGATACATATGTAATAAGTGTTGCATCCAATATACCAAATTCATCTATTTTAATAAATGGCGAAAATACATTTAAAACTACACCAAATACTGTAAACATTAATTTATCAGATATATTGGGTGGTGGTGATAGGATAATTACTATTGAAAAAAGTGGGTATAAATCTTCTGAAAAATATATAGTAACATTAGTACCAAATTCTGAATATAATTTAAATGTAGATTTTAATATAAACCCAGCATCATCTATATTTGGTGGAATGGGTGGAAACTTTGGTGTTAGTGGATTGGCTATGTTTAATAGTATTCCTTCTATTGATACAACTCAACCAATATATTCTAATACTCCATACTATAAACTTAATGTAAAATATTTTAATGGTGAATTTGAGCAACCATATGATGATAATGGTGGAAACATTAAAAATATTTCTTTTACATTAGAAACTAATAATGTAACTCCTATTGAAGATACAATTGTAGTTCAATCTACAACTATATCTTTGGATGGAAGTGATGATTCTGCATTAGCTATAATAAGTGATGGAAATAATATAACAGAAAGAATTAGTTTAAAATCAGGAATAAATAATATAATAGCTGAAGCTGGTAGTTTTATTACAATACAAACATCTAATATAAATTCATATAGAGTTAAGACTATAGAAATCCAATCAGAAGCATTTGAAACAAAAACATTATCAGCAACATCCGATACCGAAAGTATTTCTACAAAATTAACATTAGATGGTTCTCAATTTGGGGTATCTGTATATACGGAAGTATTTGAAACAATTAATGTAAACACTCCAATAATATCATTAATTGATAATGAAAAGAGAGAATATAATATAAATTCAAAAGCAGATGTTCCGATTGGTATATTAAAAAATACAAACACAACATCAATTGAATTAAGAATTAATAGTATTGTTTATAATTTTGATAACTTAGGTGATAATGATAGAGCTATAATATTAATACCTTCAAAAGTATTCACAACAATTGGAAATTATAAAGTTATATTAACACCAAAAAATCCACAAGGTGATGGAGAACCAATTGAATTTGCAATAAATGTTGTAGATGCTGTTTATGTTGGTGTTCCTGATATTAGAAATATACAATATCCTTCTTTAATTAAAGGTCCTGATTATATTGGGGCTAATGTAGATTTTATTATAAGTTATGAATCGGTTAATACTGATTATGTAAAAATATATAAAGTAGGTAGTAGTACTTTTATTAAGGCAACTGCAAGTGGTGAAGTTAGTTTAAACTTTTTACAATTATTAAGTTTAGATGGCACTCAAACATCTCAAAGTGAGGATTTGGTGAGTATGGTATTAAAATTAGTACCATATAATGAGCAAGGTAAAGAAGTTGTAATTGGTAAAGAAGAATTTATCACAATACAATTAGATAAAGGTGATATAACAATACCAAGAGATACAGCAATAGCTAGATTAGCGGATGGATTTATATCTCAATTTGATGATAAAATTTTTGATGATGAATCTTCAAAATATCTTACACATTTATTACACTTAGGAAATGGTGATAATAAAGTAGTAACAACTTGGGTTGGTAACGATAATTCATTAATTTTAAAATTATATGAACCATTACCAACATCAGTACAACCAAATCAACAAGTTTGGATTTCTAAATTACAATCAAATCCAATAGTAGAAACTATAACAATCAATGGATTTGATGAATCATATTGTCCACCATTAAAAGGACCTAATTTTACATTAGAAGAAAATAATGGCGTTGCATATCAAGTATTTGATGATTTAATAGCTAGTGGTTCTCAAACTTCTACTAATTTAATAAATAGATATTTGGAGGGTACTGGTATAGATACCACAGTATTAAACATCCAATATGTAAGTGGGTCTACATATACATTTGATAATTTTTCTCACTTTGGTTCTGCAGAAGAACGAGTAAATAACTTCTTTTATAAAGTTAGTTTATTAGAAACATATAAATTAAAATATGAAGGATTAACAAGTACATACAACGCCGAATATTCTGAAGGTGAGGGTGGTATATTAACTCAAGATGGTTATCAAACAATTACCGAAGATGGTATTTTTGAAATTCAATGGGAACGAGCACAATTTACAACTGTAGCTAGAGCAGATGAGGCAAAGAAATTGTTAGAAACTATTAATGGTATTCTTAGAAATTTTGATGGATTTGAAAATTTCTTATATACATCTACAAATGATTTAGCATATCCAAAAGAATTATATGTACATCCAATTACAGGCCTTAGCACTTACATATTAAGAGCAACTAATCATAGTGAAGTTACGGCTTGGTATGGTTCTTTAATTGATTTGGCAGCGGAGTATGACAAATACAATCCAGATTATTTGGTAAATAATATACCTGAATTTATAAGAGAAGATTATAACAATAATGATTTCTTAGTATTTTTAGATATGATAGGTCAGCACTTTGATATTGTGTGGGCTTATATAAAAAATCTATCTAAAACAAAAAATTTAGAGCATAAGCAAGTTAAAGGATTTAGTAACAAATTAGTTTCAAACTTGTTACAATCATTTGGTTGGAATCCTAAGAAAGCATTTAATTCACCATTCTTATGGGAATACGCATTTGGACAATATAAAGATGGATTCCAAAAATATTCAATGTCTTTGGCGGATGCTAATGATGAAGTTTGGAGAAGAATTTTAAATAACTTACCATATCTATTAAAACATAAGGGTACTGCTAGAGCTATGAAAGCTATTATGGCTTGTTATGGTGTACCGCAATCTATGTTGACTATAATGGAGTTTGGTGGTCCTCAAGACCCAACAACTGGGGGAGTTTCTAAATTTACATTTGATGATAGAACTGCAGCAATTTATTTAAAAGGTGATTTGAATGGTAATGGAAGTTCAAATGTAAAAGTACCTTGGCATGTAGTTGGTTCTACCGGCGATTATCCCAATTCAATAGAATTTAGAATATTACCTTCGGAAATTCCATCACCAAAATACTCTTTAGTATCTGGAAGTGAATGGAGTTTAGATTTGGTACAAACTACTGGTTCATTTGGTAAATTAGAATTAAACTTTGGTGGAGATAATTCAACAAGTACTTATTTTTCTGAAAGTATTAACACACCATCTTCTTATTATGTATCTTATATTAATTATGAACCATATGCATATGGACCTGATTATAAAGTTGGAAGTTTAGATTTTCCAATATCAACGGAATACTATTCAAATGTAGCAATTAATAGACACAACAATCCAGATTCATCATCTTGGTTTGAAATTTGGTTAGCTACATCAAATGGTGATAGAATAATAACTTCCGTTAGTATGTCTATTGCTACTGTTGATACTCAATGGGAAACTGGTTCTTATTTACAAATTGGCGGAAACGGATATGATGGTAATGTAGATGAATTCAGATTATGGACAGTTCCGTTACAAAGAAGTAAATTTGAAAATCATACTTTGTTTCCCGATGCAATCAATGGTAATGATTATGATTCATCTACAAAAGATTTAATGTTCCGTTTGGATTTTGAATATCCAAAAGATAGAACAATAACGGAAAATAAAGGAATTAAGAACGTAGCTATTAGCGATAACTATGGTGAACCATTTGCATCTGCAAGTAATATGTATTCAGCTTCGGCTTATCCATATCAATACACTCCATATGATAGAACTGTAACTGCAAATGTTCCATCTTTAGGATTTAATGTTTCTAATAAAATTCGTTTTGAAACACAAACATTAACAACGGATTTATCATATAAGCAAAGAGCAACTAAAAAATCATTTGATAGAGCTCCTATTGATTCAAATCGTTTAGGATTATTCTTCTCTCCAATTAAAGAGTTGAATATGGATATTTTGAAAGCATTTGGCGATTTTAATATTGATAATTATATTGGAGACCCATCCGATGAATATAAAGATTCATATAGACAATTAGATATTTTAAGAGGATATTATTTTGAAAGATTAGATAATAGAGATATCTATGAATACATCAGATTAGTTAAATATATTGATAAATCTTTATTTGAGGTATTGAGTGAACTGGCACCCGCTAGAACAAATATATCAAAGGGATTATTAATTGAACCACATTATTTAGAAAGAAGTAAGACTCGTTGGAATAAACCAGAATCTTTAAAAAACGATTTTGCAACATCAATCAATACTCAAGATGATATATACGTTGATTCTGAATCTATACCAAAAGATGCACATTTGGATATTCAAAATGTAGCTACACTTGACAGTATTATTAGCAATAATAATGGTATTATTGATTTAGAAGAAACTACATTTGAAACATCCAATCCTAATTACGAAACAAGCATAGTAGCAGCTAATCAAACATTAGAAGCAAGTGCACCTATGTATTCAATAGCAATTCAAGTACCTACTGGTAGTAGTTTATCTGGAGAGGCTGATTCGTTTACATTTACGGAAATTGGAATGGATAGAAATTCATTAGCTAATAGAGGATATGGATTGTATGCAAAACAGGGTGTTTCTAAAACTTATTATTACGATGATGTGTTTGGAAATCACACTGGAAGTAGAGAGAGTGTATTTATTGTAAAAGAACAATATACACAAAAAATTAATACTCAAATAGCTGGATACCCAACAACTCGTTCTTTAATATTTCCTGGCGAAAGGGTTAGATATGTTAAAGTACCTACTACAAAATATAAATACAAAGTTAGTAGTATGGCTTGGAGTGGTAGCGTTTCTTTGGGAAATGAAGTAGTAGAAGTACAAGCATTGAATGGATATTTACCAACCCACTATAAATTTGTAAGTAATTTATCCGAAGGAATGAAACGTTCATACTTTATGGGGTCTCAACAAACACCATTAACAACACCTGATGGATTATCTCCAGTAGAAACATTTACAACTAATCCTAACATTCTTAGAGTGGCTAAGACTGGTAGAGGTAGTGGTGAACCAATACTTGAAGTAGATTAATTTGAAAATAAAAATTAGTTATATTTATAGAATATAGATAAAAAACATATCAAATGGCATATTTAGATAACACAGAAATTACAGTAGATGCAATTCTCACTAAAAAGGGAAGACAAAAATTAGCATCTGGTCAATCTTTAAACATTACAAAGTTCGCTTTGGGTGATGATGAGATTGATTATACATTATATGAGCCGGCACACCCAAAGGGTTCTGCTTATTATGATTCAGCAATCAGAGCTATCCCTATTACGGAAGCATCTCCTGATGAAACTCAAGTATTGAGATATAAGTTAGTTACTTTACCAAAAGGAACAACCCAAATCCCAACTATAAGATTAGGTGTACCTTCTATTAGTGTAACTCAAAATGAAGGCGCTGTGGGATTATTACCAACAACTTCACCTTCTGGAAATACAAATGCTGGATATACTATGTTGTTAGCAGACCAAAGAGCTGGTACTTTGACAGTAAGTAGAGGAGCAACTGGTACTGGAACTACATTATTCTTAGGTGAAGAAGTAACAACAACCGCACAAGTAGTTACTGGTTTAGAATTTAGATTTACTCCAAATCCAAACTTAACTGTGGATGTATCAACTACAATCACTGTTTACGGAAACGAAACTGGAGGTTCTCAAACTATTCCTGTAATCGTAACTTATAAAGCAAACGCATAAAGTAAAATAGAAATATAAAATGGCATTAATAAACACACCATCGATAACCAGCCAAATAGCAGCTTTAGCTAATACTGGTACAATTGATACTAATCAAATCGTAACCCTTTTAAACTCAGCATTACCAGCTGGGCAACAAATATCAACTGTAGGTGAAACTATAACTGGTATTTATAAAAGATTTGGTGAATTTGATAAAGTAAACGCTAAGGTAGAAATCGTAACAACTGGATTATGGGCTAATGACTCTGGTTCGTTAAACGTATTTTTTACTGCATCATCTCAAACAACTGCACAAAGTGGTAAATACTACTATAATGTGTATGACCAAAATCCTTTGATAAGTGAAACTGAAGAAGTTCAATTTGCAATTGCTTATGGGCATGTTGATGGTAGTGGTTCTGTTAATTTAGCAACTGATGATAATGCATTGTTACCTACAAAAGCAACATACGCTCAGTATAAATCAATGTTGTTAGACCCAACTGATACTAAATTCCAATTTGATAATTCATCTGCGGTAGCAACTGATGCAAATGGTATTTATATCATTAATATTGCTAGAGCAAGATATAGAGAAAAAATGGATGCTGGTAACTGGTCATTAAAACTTTCTGGTTCTAATGGTTTATTTACATTTATCGATAATAGTGGTAAGAAGTTTGGTGATTCTTACGGATTGAGTGGTAATGTATTTAAAGTAGTTTCTGGTTCACTAGAATTAGGAACTCAAAGTGAAGCAGTTATTAAAGCAACAACCGATGCAACTTCTGGAGAAGGATTCGGTGAATTCTATCCTGATAGAGGTATTATTATTCTTAACGCTAAGGCGATAGGTAATGTGGTTGGTAATGTATTTAACGAAGCATTCCAAACGGTAGGTTCATTAGTACCATCGGATTCAACGGCAGCTGATATGGAAAACCATAAGAGATTGTATTACGCAATTAAACATGGTAAAGATTTTGAAGCTCGTAGAACTGAAAATATTTCTACTCAGCATTTCTTTGTAAGAGCAACGAATAGACAATTTAACTATTCTAACAATCCTACATATATTGATGCCGATGGATTCTTTACCGAACCAACATTTGAAACTGACCCACAAACTTTTATTACAACGGTAGGTTTGTTGAACGATGCAAACGAATTGATTGCAGTAGCAAAAACTTCTCAACCAATTGTTAAATCATTTGATAAAGAGGTTCTAATTAAAGTGAAATTATCATTCTAATTAAAAATTAATATAATATGAAAGCCTCCTTAATTGGGGGTTTTTCATTTGTGGAATATTTATATAAAATCAAAAGATTAGATGCTTAAAGAAATTCCAAAATCTGATATCATTGTTAGGCCTTTAAAAGTTTACAAAGAATGGACATTAGATGAAAATGATGTTTACCCAGTTTTCGGTGAAAACGGAGCTAATACGCTTATTGATGTTGATTCTGATTCACAAAGTCACGGACTTGTAAAAAAGTTAGTATATCAATCAATTAAATCCCAATTTTACTTAAATCCAGAAACATCTTCATTATTAACTGAAGTTGGTAAGAGAAAATCATATGCATCTAAAAATGAAAGAGTAATAGAAGATGATATTGCAGTAATATCAATTCCACAAATATATTATGGTGAAGGTATTAAGGTAGGTACTGTAAGTTTAGAAGATGAACAATTGGGTAGAACATATACGGATGATGGATATTCTAATCTTATAGATTCTGGTAGTAATATTAAAGGTAATATATTTTATGATAGAGGATTGGTAGTAATTACAAAAGATATAGTTAGTGGTTCTGTATTATCTCAATTTACTTTAAATTTTCGTTCTACAAAAACAATATTTGAAAATGAAATATTCATTTCAGTATTGGAAAGTGAATTCAATTTTTCACAAAATCCATCTGCGATATTTGAAGATGGTGGTAGAAAATACACACAATTAGTAAATAGACCTAATGTTATTAGAGCAAAACCAAATGATTTGGTAACTGAAACAATAACAGAGCGTGGTACACTATATGTTAGAAATGCAAAATATCCATATGTTTCTAAATTAGATTCTAATAAATTTGGTAGTTTTGATGATTTTGAATATAGTGGTTCGATAGACCCAACTGGTTCTTACTTAGCACCATATATTACAACAATTGGATTATATGATAATGAATTAAATATGATTGCAGTTGCAAAATTACCACAACCAATTAAATCAGAACCAAACTATCCAATAAACTTTATTATTCGTTTCGATACATAATGTTATATTTATAATTACATAAACAATATAAAAATGTCAAAAATATTAGATTTATATGGTACAACTGGACCTAAAACAGGAGCAGCAAACCTAAAAGGTGGTGATAAAACCCCTATAAACGCAGATGGTGGTAGAGATTTATCAAAAGATGAAACTAGACTTACTAAAGCTAGGAAGGGTGCAGTGAATACTTCAAAAAAGTATTCCGATGCATTTAAAAAATAATCAATGAGTTGGAAATTTAATGGAAATATTGTTACGGAGGAAAGTACACCGGAAGGTGCAGTTGGATTTGTCTATAAAATGACACATACTCCAACTGGTAGATTTTATATAGGGAAGAAATCTCTAAATCAAGTTCGAAGATTGAAGCCCCTTAAGGGCAAGACTAGAAAAAGAGTTGTTAGAAGTGCTTCCGATTGGGAGAAATACTACTCATCAAACGAATGGATTAAATCCGAAGTAAAAGAAGGTAGGGCTGGTGATTTTGAAAGAGAAATTATCCAGTTTTGCTTTTCCAAAAAATCCTTATCATATTATGAAGTTAAATGGCAGTTCCATTATGATGTACTTGCCAACGAACAAGCAATAAACGAAAACCTTATGGGAAAATTCTTCCGTAGGGATATTATAAACTAAAGTTATGACAATACCTGAAATCGCAAAGAAGTACGGAATCTCCGAAGCTTATTTAAACGCAAAAGATGATGCACTACAAATAGCAGCAGCATCTATATTAGACCTTAAAGGAATGTTGGAAGCAAACCAACCAAAAGCACCAATTGCAGCAAAAATGCAGTTTTTAGCTGATTTCCTTTACGATGTAAAGAATTCCAATCATTAATTTGGTTATATCCCAAATTTTTCGTATATTTGTGATATAATATCTAATTAATGCTATCTGGGAAGAACAAACTAACGGTCATTAACATTTTGGACACCGCATTGGGTGTAGGTTCATCTCTTAAAGGAAATGAGCAAGCGCATCATTGTCCATTTTGTAATCACCATAAGAAGAAACTTCAAGTAAACTTAGATACTCAAAGATGGCACTGTTGGGTATGTGATTCTAAGGGTAGAAGTATCCAATCACTTCTTCGCAAACTCAATGTAGATATAAGAGACCTTAATAGATTGAAAGATATCTATGGCGAAGATGATTATACCTTAGTTGAAAAAGATGAGTATGTAGCTAAGTTACAATTACCATCAGAATTCAAACAATTGCACTTCAAACCAAAAGGATTCAACCCTGAATACAATCAAGCAATTAATTACTTAAAAGAAAGAGGTATTACACAAGCTGATATCGTTAAATACAATATTGGGTATTGTTCGGAAGGATTATACTTTGGTAGAATTATCGTTCCATCCTATGATGAGAATGGTGACTTAAATTACTTTGTAGCTCGTTCATATTACAAAGAAGAACGAATGAAGTATAAGAATCCGCCGGTTAATAGAGATGTAATTGTGTTTGATAATCAAATCAATTGGAACGAACCTATTACTTTGTGTGAGGGTGTGTTTGATTCATTTTCAATTAAGAGAAATTGTATTCCTTTGCTTGGTAAATTCTTATTGAGTAAATTAAAGAATAAAATTATAGAAAAAGGTGTTAAGGAAGTAACTATTATGTTAGATTCAGATGCTATTGCAGATTCTACTAAACATACTGATTACTTTTTAAAGAACGGAATCAAAGTTCGTAACATTATACCAACTGATAAGGATGCTGGTGAAATGGGATTTAAAAAAGTAAACGAATTGCTAAAGGAAGCAAAACAAACTGGATGGGATGACTTAGTTCTATCCAAACTAAATAATATATGAGCTTAAAGAGAATTTATCACATTGCGGATATACACATCCGTAACATCAAAAGACACAAAGAGTTTAGACAAGTATTTTACTCAATGTTTGAGGAAATACAAAAAAGAGGAACGGAAGATTCTATTATCTATTTAGCTGG